TGCAACAGTCGGACACGGCTCGTCAATGCCCGGAGCATGGTATTTACCTGTTCGGCTCATGCTGTTCCATTTTACCATAAATGCCTCCTTGCCGCCCGCAACGAACTTTATCAGGCCCGCATATATCCGTTCCAGCGTCGCATCGACGAGCGGTTTTTTACGTCCGAAGATGCTTTCTCCCTCGTCCGAAAAGTCCAACACTTCCCGCACGGGTTTCCAGCGGTGTAATCGGCCGAACAGTCCAGCCGCTCCCTCTTTGCTGTGCGTCGGTTCGGGAAACACAATCGGGAGGCTCCCTTTTGCGAAGATGCCGAAGAACCGGCGACGGGAGGTGTACGCCCCATAGTCGGCAGAGTTGAGTATGCGGTGTGCAAACCGGTAACCATACCCGCAGACGTTCGCCACCCATTGTTGGTACAATCGCCCTGCGTCCTTGCTTATCGGTTTGCCGTTTTCGTCGAGGTCACCCCAGCTCATAAACTCCTCGACGTTCTCAATCTGAATGTAGTCGGGATTGATAGCTTCGATATAGCGGAACAGGTGTTCGGCCAGCGTCCGGCTGTCAGCATCACGAGGCTGCCCGCCTTTGGCCTTGCTGAAATTCGTACATTCGAGGCTCGCCCATAACACAACGAATGCGTCGGGATAGAGTTTCCGCATTTTGGCAATGTGCGCTATCAGCGGGGAGAGTTCCAGCGTCCGAATATCCTCCGTGAAGTGCATAGCGTCGGGGTGGTTGGCGGCGTGTGAGGCTATGGCGTTGGCGTCATGGTTCACGCATCCGATGACCTTTGCACATTGCCGACCCTCATAGCGGGCGTTCTCAACGCCGGTAGAGGTTCCGCCCGCCCCGCAGAATAAGTCGATATAGAGTAACTTCATGGCAGTCATTTTTTAGGCTTAAAACCGAGGTTGGTCATTTCGTCGAATACAGCCGCCACAACGTCGTGAACCATTGTACTCAAATGGAGCCGCCAATAGCTCGGCTCAATGAGCGAAATGGGAAGCGTCGTATCTTTTTTGTAAACTTGTTGCTGCGTGTCGAGAACTATTATTCCGACATTCAACATGGTGTCAGATACGCCGATAAACAGGAGTATAGTTTTCGATAGATATTTGCTGTACTGATAAATAGAACCGTCGAAATCTTCCTCTCTGAGTTTGAAATTGTGGTCTTTGCAATACTGAATGATATGTTCTTTTGTCGTTGCCATAGTCTATTGTTTTTTCATCCAAATTCCGCTCTGTTTCTTCTCGTATCCTTGTAAGTGCATAACCTCGTCATGCTTGCTCGATAGTAGATTATATACGCCCTTGTAATCCTGCTTTTCATACAGTTCAACGAGCGTTGCCCAACTGTCTATAATGGGCTTGTACCAAGGAAAGATTTCACAGATGCGGGGCAGGTCATAAACCGGTGAAACCTCTGCAAATGTTACGAGGTCATAGCAGCGTGAGAAGTCGTCGGCATCGTGAGGTATGTCGAATCTTCCAGCCGAACCGGAACCAACACCCATCAATCCGCACCACATTGTTCTCGATGAAATGCCGACATTGTGAGTGCCTATCCATTCAATCATTTTTTGTGTGTTCATATCAGTAGCGGAATTTGGTGAAGTGGATGATTGCCATAGGCTGTGCGAGGTCGTAGTTTTTGAACCAATTCTCCCAATCCTCGAACGATAAGCCGTCGTTCAGAGCAATTTCGTTTTTTCGCTGATACACAATTCCGATACGAGGTAACCCGAGTTTACCGTTCACAAATTCCAGCCGTTGGATTCCCACACCGTCCTCCTTTGTCAGCCGGGCAATTTCAACCTGTTTACTGTGGTAAGGTTTATCCGTCCATTGTCGAATTGATAGGCAAGCCTCACCCAGCTCAACCTCGGCGATACGTTTGGCCCAAAGCGGGTAATTCGCCCGAATTGTGTGGATTTTGCGGACGAAGATTTGAGTTGATATGTCTTCTTCATCATCTACAACAAGCGTTGCTTCGGTGTCATACAACGCATTTGCAAGCGCTTCGTGAAAAAATGTCAGGTCGCCAGCCCGATTATGTCCGGTTGGGAACCGTTTTGAAAGTGTAATTACATAAGTTTTCATACTATTATTGAGGTTAAATGAATAATCCGAGTTCTTTTTTCAATCGCTTGTCGGCGATTTCTATGTATTCGGGATTCAACTCGAACCCGATGTATTTGCGGTTGAATTTTCGGGCGACTATGCCCGTCGTTCCGGAACCCATAAATGGGTCGAGGACGATTCCATTTTCAGGGCATCCGGCCAAAATGCAGTCAGCCACCAATTTTTCGGGGAACGTCGCAAAATGCGCTTCTTGCAGGGGTTGTGTCGGAACTGTCCATACGTCTCTTTTGTTCCGAAATTCCCTGTCGATATATGCGTTGCCGCTTTTTGTCCGGTAAAACTTTTCAGGGGTCGCCGTGTATTTGTTTCCTCCGTATCGAGGTGCATTTGTAGGGATTGCGCCGCTTGTTACGGCCTTTTCATGGATAGCCTCACAGTCGAAGTAATATTTCGGGGATTTGGTGAGCAAGAAGATATATTCGTGTGATTTCGTACACCGGTCTTTCATACTTTCCGGCATGGGGTTAGGCTTTGCCCAAATAATATCCTGCCGCAGAAACCAGCCGTCCGCCCGTAACGCAAAGGCTAGCATCCAAGGTATGCCAATGAGGTCTTTGCTCTTGTAGCCGTCGAATTTCTTGACTATGGCTGACTGTCCAACAGTCCCTCGATTTGTCCCCTGCTTGTATTTCATGGCATTGTCGGGATAATTTGCTGCCCCTTTTCCGCTGCCAGCATAGCAATCTCCAATGTTTACCCACAATGTCCCCGCAGGGGCTAATACCCGCCTTACCTCGTGGAATACGCCGACCAGCTTTTGAATGTATTGTTCAGGCGTATCCTCTAACCCGATCTGACCGCTCACTCCATAATCCCGCAGGTTGAAATACGGCGGGGAGGTAACACAACAATCTATGCTATCGTCGGGCAGATTGCGTAACCCCGTAAGGCAGTCAATGTTATATATTATATTCGCTTCCATATTGTTAGAATGGGCAATCGTCGTCCGGCATATCGTCGTCTTGGAAGTCAAATACGCTGCTGCGGTATGCCTCCTCCAACAGCTCTTGTTGGTGTTGTTGCAGGTGGTTGGTATTGTCCCATGCAATAGCGTCGAAACTTGCGCCGTCGAACGGTGTGTACCGCCCGTTGTTGATGTTGTACTTGAATAGGCAAGTCCCGCACTCTCCGAGGTGTCGGAACTTGACTTTCTGAACGTGAACTTCGACCGTATTTTCAAGGCGGTTCCGGTGAACCACTATACCGAAATCTGCTTTGTTGTAGAAGTTGGCCGAGCCGCTGATGTCATACAGCGTTGGTGCTTCAATTACTCCATCCTTGTTCTTCGGCTGCTTGGTCGGGTGCGCCATCAGAATTATGAGGATGTCATTGATTTGAGCGAAATTTGTCAGCTTGTCGAGGAGTTCGCTGATGTACTGCGTTTCGTTCCGGTTCCCCTGTTGGCTCTCCAATCGGTTGTACGGGTCGATTACGAGTGCTTTGATGCCTCGCCGCCGGACGAGGAATTTGGCTTTTTCGAGGATTGTATCTACACGGAAATTATCCGCCGGGCTGATGAAATAGAAGTTATCTTCGAGGTGTTCTTTTACCAGCCGATATTCCCCGAATTTAAGCGTTTCCTTGCTGAACTTCTTGCCGGTGAACTTCTCTATCAACTTGGAGGCGTGATAGGCGAGCGGAGCGTTTTCGGGGCTGAAATAAGCGAACCTCCACCCGTACCGCATATTGAGCCGTTCGGCAATTTCGTCGATAAACTCCGATTTGCCGCTGCCCGGGATACCGGTTACGATGCAGAGACGTTTGGTCTCAAATGAACATAACCGGTCGAAATTGTCGTGCCCGATTGTTACCCCCTTTTGCAAACCGTGCTCAAAAATGGCGTCCAGCGATTGCTCGAAGTCTGAAACAGTGAAAATCCCCTCTACCTTTACCTCCGGCGCATCGTCGAGGCATTTCAGCAGGCTATCCCGCCCGAATTTCATCAGGTGTTCGTTGGCGTCCTTGCATCCCTCCCCGTATTCGAGAATACGGCAGCGGTCAGCCCCGAAACGCCGTAACAGCTCGTCCCGTAAGATAACGCCTTTGGTGTCGGTGTCCGATGCGATGAAAATCGTGTCTTTGTCGTCGAAATACTCCTCAATATAATCGTCCAGGTAAGAGAGGTTGGCGTTTGCCCCGTTCGGAACGCTTACAACGTCGGTACGACCGCACTCAATGAACGAAAGGGCATCCATTTCGCCCTCCGTTATGATACACTCTTTTTGCCCTTTGATAGCGTCGATATTGTATGGCAGCAATTCTGCCCCCGATACCATTTTGAAACACTTGTCGCCCGTGCGGAACTTCGTGTTTACCAATTCGCCCCTGCGGTAGTAGTTGAATTGGATTGTGTTGGCCTGACCGTTTTTCTGCGGCATCCACTCCATACCCTCCGTAACCCGCATTTGTTCGAGCGTCTTTTGGCTGATACCCCGCCCTGCAAACCAAGCAATGGCCTTGCTGCTCATAGCGGTATTGCCTGTCTGTTTGGGCTTTTTGTATTCGGGCTTCTGCCGAGCCAGCGGGCGAGGGTTGTAAAACGGTTTATCCCACCGCTGCTCTTTTTCGGCGGCGCAGCCTGCCCACCCGCAGTAGTGGCAGTTGAATACACCTGTCGCCAAGTCCACCGATAGACTTTTATCCCGTTTGTTGTGGCGGCTGTCTCTACATTGAGGGCAGTAGGTCTTGATGTTGCCGCTCGTGCGATTGTACGGGATTTCTATTCCCAACTCTCTCCACCGCATCATAACAGCACCCATTTTTGCGTTGAACTATCCCAAGCGTATTTATCGCCCGGTCGGGGAGGAGCGTTCATCGGGATTGTAACCTTCCCCGAACCATACGTCCGGCGTCCGTTCTCGATGCGTTCATCACAGCCGAGGGTGGTGGAACCGGCTTTGTGTTGTTGGCCTTTGTTGGCGTAATTGCCCTCCATGACCTTAACCCAGTTCGTGCCGTTGCTGAACAGCCAATCGAACGTTGCTTGCCAATTCGATTTGTTTTCGCCCCGCAAGAAGCTGGATGCCTCGACTGCCTCAAACAAAGCCTCGCAGGTCGGCATCCAACTTTCGGGCTTGCCGAACTCGTTGAGCCGGGCTTTTATCTTTGCCCGACGAGGGTCTGATAACTTCGATATTTTTGGTAGGCTCTTGCATATCGAGTTCCACAGGTCGGCAATATCCTGATAAGGATATTTTATTTCTCCTTTCTTTTCCTCTCCTTTGCTCTCCTCTCCTTTACTATGTTGTTTCGGGTTGCCGCTTGCATCAGTTTCATCAGTTTTTACGGGGTTTTGGCTCGCCATAACTCCGCCATTATTCGACATACTTGCGTTTTGCCCCTCTGAAATGCGCTTCCGTTCACGATTTGCGAGCAAAGAGGAGAACCGTTGCTGGTGGGCTTTGGAAATGAGTTTATTCCCTGCCCGTTGCAACAGCCCGATTTTTACGCAGTATTCAACAATTTCGGTCAGCTCGCTAACCGATACGTCATAATCCGCCGCAAGGAGTTCGATGTTTATTTCCTCCCACTCAACCTCGAAAAAATCGCTGTCGGTGAGTGTTTCCAACAGGTAATTCCATACGGCATACCCTGTGTGGGAAAATTTACGGCGGAGAGCCTTTATTTTCACGTCATTCCGCATATCGGCGTCATGCGTGAAATACTCTGCATTATTTTTCTTGGGTCTTGCCATATTCTTAATTTTTAAGTGTAGCTAAGAGTGATTGCCGGAGGTTTTCGTTGTGGGCTTTCCACTCGAAATTTGCCAAACACCATTGTCGATAGCTGGCCGGAATGTCGGCGATGCGCTCGCCTTTATACTTGCCGAAAGGCATGACCTCGATAACGGCTTTCCGCCCGGCATCCATTGCGTCCACGTCCTGTTTCGTTACCCGTCCGATGTCGCTGATAGGTATGCCGCTCAACAGCTTCCCGCCGCTGCCGAACATTCTCCATATCTTCCCCCGTTCAAATGTGATGTCCTCGACTTTGCCGAAACGGGCTACATTGCCGCCGAGGTCGATAATGAGGGCGTCCTGTTTGCCCTCGTCGATACGTGTAGCACGCCCGATGATTTGGTAATACAGGGCGATTGAGGCCGTTGAAATGCCGAGAACAATACAATCTATCCCCGTGTAGTCGAAACCCGTTGAAAGCACCCGCACGTTGAAAATTACCCGTATGCGTCCGGCTCGGAACTCCGATATGACGAAATCCCGTTGCCGCTTATCCATATCGCCGTATATCACGGCTGAATTTTCATATCGTTGTGATAGGTCGATAGCGTCCTGTACGCTTGGAACAAACGCGAGGATATGCTTGCGGTCTTTGTTGCTGTCGAGTGCGTCGATTATGCCGCCTGCGCCGTTGTTGGCATTGTATGCTTGTTGAACGCTGTATTCCGTGTATTCGGATTTGGAGGAGTTGAACACGAGCATACTGTCGTCAAAATCGGCAGCCTGATACACGAGTTTGCTCCAAAATCCGAGTTCTACCATTTCCCGAACCTGCCCGACGTGGATGATGTCCTTGAAAAAATTGCCTTTTTTGCTGCGGGAGGTCAGCATTACGAGTTTGGAAAAGGTGTTGCCGTCGAGGTCTCGGTTAGTCTGTAATTTGACCGGCGTGGCCGTTATGCCGAGAACGTGTGTAATCCCGCTTTCTTCGAGGAACTTGCCGAGCATACTATCGGATTCACGGGGATATAGATGCGCCTCGTCAATGAGCATTTTGGTAAAGCCCATTTGCTTGAATGTCGCCCCGAGCGATTTGATGCTGCCGATAGTGGCGTAGGTAATTTGTGCGATGTCCTTTCGACCGAATGATGCGGAGTAGATACCGGCGTT